CTCAAAGTCTGGTAAGTAAGAAAAGTACTGATTTGCCATTAGAATCCCATGTCGTCCTCTGAACTATTGATATAATCACCTGCATAAATTGGTTGAAGTTCACCAAATGACATAGTTATAGCATATGATGTCATTGATCCTGTGTTATATGTAGAATAAGACCCATCAGGGGTATAATTTACATTAAAAGAAGTCAATGCACATGGTTTAAATTTATTCAAATATGGATGTTGTCCGCCATCATCCTGATCAAAAATATATTCTAGTAAGTATACAGATGGTGTCTGTAAAAAATTACCTGATGATGAGATTGAAGGTGCAGATGTTTTTTTGAAAAATCTAATAATTCTTCTTATCATTATTGCTTCATCATCAGATCTTGGTGTAAGATTGAAATTGAAGTTAAAAGTTCTCAATCTTGGTCCAGAGAAGAGAAGTTCAAGATTAGGATTGATGACAGTTCCTGTTGCTCTTGTCAAGACATTAGCACCAACTGCCTGACCAGCAAAATATGCTGCTACTCCTTGTTTTACATCTGGATCAGCTAATGCTTTTTTTATTTCAGATATGGTCCCAGAGGCCAATCCTTGAGCTGCTCCAAGTATATCCAATTTCCCCAAATTTCCAATTGCTCCTTCAGCTAAATCTGCAGCAGCAAGTTGAAGAGCATTTATTTTATCTCCACCCCAATCAACTGAGTTTGTTTCAGAGAGATTGGGTTGCATTGGTAAAACAACATTTCCTAAAGGTTTAGAAAATCTCTCCTTAAGATCTTTTGTTGCTTGACCCCCTGCCTGTTGCTTGCTCAATCCAGACTCAACATAAGCATAAGCAGTGATTTTGATATGATCATACCCAAAAGGTGGTGGTATAACTGGATATCTCATGCTACCATCATTTATTGATGCAATTGGAGGAGTCTCTATAGGCATTTCAAGACTCACAATTGATGATCTGACAATATCTGACTCTGTGTCAACACGATTTCCTGAACCAGAATTTTGCACAGATCCACCACCACCTCCAGATCCTCCAGATGGTCCAGATGCTGTATTAATACTAAACTCTACATCAATATTAGCAGAAACTTTACCATCTTTTGGAGTATTTGGACCCTTGTCCTTCTTACCCTTGTCTTGTGATGTTACTTCAGCAATTTCAGCAGGTTCAGCAGTATTATTAAGAGATTTAAAACCTTTCTTCCCCTCAAGTTTTTCAAGTATTCTCTTCAATTCCTTATCATCTCTTCGTGGTTCATGATTACCCAACCTTAATTTTTTTGCTTTGTCATACTCAGACTCTGCTATAGCAAGAACACTTGACAGTGCATTTTTTCTAATTTTTTCTAGTTGTTTTTCTTTGTTTTTATCACCAACAAAATACTCCTCAAATTTTTCTTCATCACTTATCTTTACCTTATCAGTTCTTGGGTTATAGCTGTATATTGGTGTTTCACTTCCTGGTTCATAAACATAGTAATCACCTTTATCTGTGTCAAGTTCTATTTGAAGTGTTTGTTTTTTTCTCTTTTTATCAGTTTGACCCTCTTTCTTCTTATTTGATTCTTTATTAATTCTTATCTCTCCAGTCCATTTTTTCGTAGGGAGACCTGTTGCTTCATCCAAATGCGCTACCCAACCCTCTAAATTTTTTTTATATTTACTGCTCATTGAGAGGATACTTTATTTAATTATTTATTCTAATATATTGATATGGAATAGACCTCAAATCAGTCAGTTCCATTGGGTAAATGACATGCATCTGTCCTATAACTTCATTCCAAGTGTAATTTCTAACTTCACCCCAGTGATAATTGAGACCTTTGAATCCCCATCTTTGAACTTCAACACATGCTATCAGTGGATTTTGGTCATATTGTATTCTTGGTGTTTTGGGGGCGTATATAAAGGTATAGTATCTACCTACATCAGGGATAATTTCAACATCAGTAGCAACTTCCAAGATTTTTTGCATTCTATCATCTGCTGATGGTTCAGAGATAATGTCATCTACAATATACTCAAACCTATTGTTTGCGCTTTCTAGGTATTCCTCTTGATCCATAGAGTTCTTCTTCTGTTATGATTTTAAACTCAAGTCCATTGTCTATACAGAATTCCCTTGCTGCTCTCCACTTTGCTCTATTCACTTCAAAGGTTTTACACTCATAGATGTATGATTTAGTAACTCTTGATTTCTTTGGTGGAGGACTTGTTTGTTTTTTGGGTTTAATCTCAATTACATATTTTTTAATTCTATTGTTTTCTTTCACTTCAATCAAAAAGTCTGGATAATACCTGTGAACTCTATTATCAACTGGTGAAACATATGGTATATTGAATTCTTCACTTGCCCAACTGACTACATTTTCATTTAGATCACAATACTTACAAAAGGTTCTTTCCCAATTACTTCTACAAATGATATTACTGGAATTGCCTTTGTATTTTTCAGGGTGACTAGGTTTATATCTACTCTTGTAAGATCCTGCCACTTTTGTCATACATAGTTATAGTAATCACGTTTATTTATAGATGGCGGGGGCACGCTCAGGAAGAATATCTACTTCATCATTGAAATCCAGGTTCATGAACTTGGCACAGTCTTCACAATTTATGGTGAAGTTTCAACCTCCTGCTGATGTTGCAACAATGCTTGAAGGTAGAGGATTAAATTATAGTGGTGAAAATGGATTCTTAGAATTGCTTTGTAATGAAACCACTCTGCCAGGAAGTGCTCTTGCTACTCATGATAAGACTAATGACTACATGGGAGTCACAGAGAAATTAGCATATAGAAGAATATATGATGAGACTCTTGATATGACTTTCTATGTTGATAAAAAATATAAGATTATTGAATTCTTTGAAGGATGGATTGATTGGATATCAGGTGTAGGTGATAATCCTGGAGGTATCGCTGCATATAAAAATACTCAGGTTGGATTTAGAAATCATTTTCCTGATTCATATAAGACAAACATATATGTCAATAAGTTTGAAAAAGATTTACTTGACAGACAATTATATCATACATTTGTTGATGCCTTTCCAATTGCAATCAATAACATACCCATAAGTTATGAAACAAGTGATATACTAAGATTCTCTGTATCTTTTTCATATGTTAGATATGTAAGGGAGTACCTAGATATTAATATTGACCCAATTTCAGTTGATTTTGAGAGACCAGGTGACCTTGTTAAGAATGAAAAAGGAAAAGGATTTAGAGCAGTCAGTGGAAAGCAGATTCCACCTGGTATTGGAGGCACTAGGTATATTCCTGAAGGAATGACAATAATTGAAGCCATCAATCAGAATGAAATTTATAAAGATCCAAAGGGTAAAAAGAAGGCATAAATAATCACACTGAAGTTTTTAGGTTGTTATGCCTTTACCAACAATTGCAACACCAACGTATTCTTTGGTGCTGCCATCAACTAAGAAAGAAGTAAAATACAGACCCTTTCTAGTCAAAGAAGAAAAATTACTTGTTTTGGCATTAGAGAGTGAGGATCAAAAAGATATTACGACTGCCATCAAATCTGTATTACAATCTTGCATCAAAACAAGAGGTGTAAAAGTAGAAGAACTTCCTACCTTTGATATTGAGTATCTATTTCTCAATATTAGAGGAAAGTCTGTGGGAGAAGAGGTAGAAGTTAATATTATTGCACCTGATGACAATGAAACATCTGTGAAGGTAGAAATTTCACTTGATGAAATTGAGGTCAAAGAATATGATGATCATGACACAAAAATTAAATTGGATGATGATCTGATGATGGAAATGAAGTATCCATCACTTGAACAATTCATTAAAACTAATTTTGATTTTAATGATAAAACGAGTGTGGATCAATCATTTGATTTAATTGCTGCATGTATTGATAAAATTTATAATGAAGAAGAGGTCTGGGCTGCAGCAGATTGTAGCAAGAAAGAACTGACTGATTTTCTTGAGCAGATGAATTCACAACAATTCAAGAAGATTGAGAACTTCTTTACAACTATGCCAAAATTGTCACATGAGGTGACAATTGTGAATCCTAAAACCAAGAAGAAGAGCACTGTAGTTCTGGAGGGATTGTCTAGTTTTTTCGCATAGGCATGGTCCATATGGACCTTGAAAATTATTATAAACTGAATTTTGCCTTGATGCAGTACCATAAATATAGCTTGACAGAGATAGAAAATCTTATTCCCTGGGAGCGTGACATTTATGTTGCACTTCTTCAGCAACACTTAGAAGAAGAGGAATTAAAGGCAAAACAAAGGAATGGCTCTTGATACCCAAACAAATCTAGATAAGGAGATCAATGAGGGTATCCTGCGCACATATTTGGGAATTGATGATCCCACTGATATAGATTTTGATACTTATAGAACATTATTAAAAGAAAAAATTGCTGCTGCTAGAATGGCAGGTCCTGCTATCATGGATAGTGGTGACATATCATACCTTACCAATGAATATAGTAGAATTAAGAAGATACAGGTTCCTGAAGGTCAGAAAAAGAAAAAGATTGATATTAATAAGCTTGTAAAGAAAGCAGAAGAAAAAAAGAAAGCTGATACAAAATCAGCACAAAAACTTTTTAACGTATCTCCTAAAGAAGTCAGCAATACAAAAAAACCATCAGTCAATTCACAAAAATTATTACCACCAGCTCCAGACCTGGATGAATCACAAAACATTGATAGTGATTTTGCTCAGTCCATAAGGAATGAATTTGATTCCAAACTGGATGATTTGATTGATGATGTACAGAATATTGCTGATGATTTTGACAGAAGATTAGATGATCTTTTAGAAGATATAAGAAATGATAAAGATGAAAAGCAAGCAGTCATTGATGATTTAAAATCAGAGAATGATGAACAAAAGAAAGCACTTAATATGCTTGCTCCAAGTTTTGCATCCATGGAGGAAAACTTAGAGGAAATACTTGGCAATACAAGAGAACAAACTAAACTGAGAGAAGATGCAGTAAAGCAAGCAGATAAAATTGAGCAAACAACAGAAAGAAAGGACAGAGAGGCAAAATTAGAGAGTAAGTCATCCAAGCTTGGTGATACTGTAAAGAAAGCAGAGAAAGCTACCAAACCAATGGGTGGATTTCTTGATATGATATTGAATTTCTTTAAAAATATACTACTTGGTGGTGCTCTTGTAGCACTGATGAATATTATTGAAAATCCTGGTAAAATGTTGAATCCAATCATTAAGAATATCAATGGATTCATTGATTTTATTAATAATGTCCTTGAGAAGATATTCACTGTGCTGCTTTTTATACCAAACAGAATGATTGATAATTTTAATTTTGGAATTGGATTTATAACTGATAGAATTAATGATGCTATTAATTTATTTGGTGGAGACCCAATTGACAAATTCCAGGTTCCAAATTTAGAACCTCCACAGATTCCAAAAATACCACTTTTAGAAGAAGGTGGATCAGAAGGTGGTGGATCAGAGATGCCAGCTGCTGGAGCACAGGGTGGTGGGATGGTCCCTGCTATGCAGGAGGGTGGACTTGTGTATAGTCCTGTTTTCAACATGGGCACACCAAGATTCAATAGTGGTGGAATTGTAGTAAAACCAAATATAAACCCCCAAACAGTCAATGATTTCTCTTATGCTAGTGGTGGGTCAATCACATCTAATTCAGGTCAAAGGATATCAGGTATGGGTGCTGATACCCAATTGATTGCTGCTCAACCTGGTGAAATGGTCATGAGTAAATCAGCTGTGAATTATTGGGGTGCTGGAAATTTACTTGCCATGAACAAACAGGGTGGTGGAACAAATAAACCAAAGATGGGTAAAGTAAGGGGATTCTCTGGTGGTGGGTATATCAATGATGTAAAAGCTCATGATAATACTCAAGGACCAAATGAAAATAAAA